ACCGCCGATTGACTTTTCTTTCCCAAGGAACGTGCGAATTGACGCGGATGATTGGGATTTCGAAAAGATGCGCCCGAACCAGGAATCAGACAACCCGGTCTTGAAAGATGTCAACCGAACAATCGCCGATTGGTCGGAAAAGATGGATGATGTGTTCGCCCGTTACGAAATCATAGAGAAACGGACACCGACAAACGATGAAGTGAAGATGTTGTTCAATGACTTCATCGGCAAGAAGTCAATCTTTGACGCAAGCGACAAGCCTGGGTTCTTCCAGGTGTTCGACATGTTCACCGAAACGATTGGTGACAAAAACGAATGGACGGAAAGCACACAAGAAAAGTTCCAGGCATTGCGCAACCATCTTGAAAAGTTCGACAAACGTCTTTCCCTGGACTTATTCGATGATGACAAGGCACATGCGTTCGTCACCTATCTTCACGGATGCGGATTCCGGAACACAACGGTCAAGAAACAAGTTTCGTTCCTCAAATGGTTCTTGCGATGGGCGGCAACGTCCGGGTTCTATCCTGGACACACACATGACACGTTCAAGCCGAAATTGAAAGGAACGTCCGTTGAATCAAAGGAAATTATATATTTGACCAAGGATGAAGTCAAGTGCCTGGAAGAAATGACGTTCACGGAAAGCCAATCATCACTTGAACGCGTCCGGGATGTGTTCTTGTTCTGTTGCTTCACCGGGCTTCGATATTCGGACGTTAAGAAGTTGACCCGATACGACATCCGGGACGGTGTGATTGTGTTCGTCACCAAAAAGACCGTTGACGGCATCCGTGTTGAACTCAACAAGCATTCGCAAGCAATCCTTGACAAATACGCCAACGTTCCTTTCCCTGGGAACATGGCATTGCCCGTTATCAGCAACGAAAAGATGAATGCCCGGTTGAAAGACCTTGGAAAACTTGCCGGGTTCGATACACCAACCCGCATTGTCTATTTCCAGGGCAACACCAGGCATGAAGAAATCTTTCCGAAATGGCAATTGATGACAACACATGTTGCCCGCCGGACGTTCGTTGTGAACGCCTTGCGACTTGGCATCCCTCCGGAAGTCATCATGCGTTGGACGGGTCATTCATCCTTTGAAGCGATGAAGCCTTACATGAAGATTATTGATGAAGTGAAACGGACGGCAATGTCAAGGTTCGATGATTTTTAATGAAAAGTAGTCCGGAAATGACCCCAAAACCATTGTACACGATTTTGTACACGAATTTGCCCCGAAAAGTGATATTTTGTGACACAATAACATATCACCCAAAAACCAGGAATCCAGGTTTTACGGGGCTTTGCGATGTTTTGATATTCTGTGAAATGGTGGGTCGTGCTTCCTCTCTCTCCGCAATCTCGCTTGATTATCAAGCATTTACAAACAATGTACACGGATTTGTACACGAAAACGCCCGATTTTAACACTTTCGGGCGTTTTTTATGCGCATTTTTCGCCGGATTTCATTCTTTTTTTGTACACGACCGGGCAAAATGTACACGACAATGGTTTAAATGTCTTTTTCCTGGTCATTGAAGATTCGTTGAAGAATGATTGAAGAATCATTGAAGATTCGTTGAAAAATAGACAAGGATTGAAAGAACGTCCATTTGTTTTTGACACTTTTTGACCTGGGAAAGTCAAAACATCCATTTCTTTTGACGGGATTTGACCGCTTTTGTCTATTTTTTGACCGCTTTTTGACGCAAGACATTAAATTTCTGTCAAAAGTTGAAGTCAAAATGAACGATTCCTTGTCAAAACTTGATGGTTTTTGACATCTGAAAGAAAGTTGCCGGAACTTTCTTCAAGGTTTCGCGGCTTAAAAGTTAGCCGCAAGCAAAAAACAAAGATGCCGGGGTGCAACTCCCCGGCATCAACCATCATCGTTCCGGGGTGCAACTCCCCGTTTCGCAACAATGACGGTGCAAAGATATGAATTTTATTTCAAAAACCGCCGAATTGTGGCGACAAAGTTACGAATCGCGCACAAAATCGGTTGCCTTTTCAAGTAAAGAAGAACCAGGACGGCAAGAATCGCGGCGACAATAAAAGCAATATATCGCCAACGGTACGGGTCGGGCGCGGGTTCTGAAAACTTGTGTTCATCCAGGTCACGCCGTTTCACGTTGGCATTGCTCTTTGTTTCCGCCTTTTCCGTGTTTTCATTGCTTGTTCCTTTGCGTTCATCCTTTGTCTTGATATGTGTCTGTTTGATACGTTTGACCGCGCCCGCGTTCTTCACGCGTCCATCTGACAAGTTCACGTCCGCAAGGATGTTTCCGGCGTTGCCTACCTTGAAACCCGTTGAATCGCCGTTGTCTGCATCACCAGGCGGGAAAAATTCAATTTCCGTGATGATGATTTCCCCGGTCTGTGTCCGGGTCGTGTCAATCGCCTTGTTGGTGTTTTCCGACACGGCGACATTGGTTGACGTACTATCAATGACGGTTTCTTTCACGTCCTTGGATGCCTTGCGCGTTGACGCGCATGATGCAAGCAATAACAATGCAAGCAATAAAAAAACAAGTTTCTTCATGTTACTTTAAGTTTTTGATGTCATTCAATCGGTTCAACCACCCTTTCAAGAAGCGTTTTTGCGTGTACTTCAACAACTCCTTTTCAGTCGCTTTGCGACCGATTTTGCGTTCATAGGACGCAACGGAACGGGTCACAATGCCCTTGAAGAACGCTTCACGCGCCTTGAATAAGGCTTCAAACAATTCATCCGGGTCTGCAAAGTTTACGGCGGAAATCGTCTTGTTGCCGACAATGCCGTCATCAACAACACCAAGGATGCGTTGCGGGTTCTTGATGCCGTGAACGCCCGAACCCCAAACCCAATCAACAAGGATGTTGGCAATCTTTTGTGATTGGATTGAATCGGCTTTCCACTTGTCCCAAAACATTGTTTTGTACACGGCTTTCCACTCTGCATCCGAAATGTTTTTGAGGTCTGCAACCGATGGTGTTGCGCCGCCTTTCGCTTTTCGGTACGCCCGGAACGTTGCCAACGTGATTCCACGCATTGTTGCACCGCCCCGGTCTGTTGGGTCGTTGGCAAAACCGCCCTCCCACTTTTGGATGAACGGAATCAGTTTTTCGCAATTAGCCATTTTCTTTTTCGTTTTCGGGTTCAACATCTTCTTTTCCCTTGTCGCCTGGCATCAATATGTCAGACAACGGGACGTTCAAGTGCCTTTCCGCCTTGTTCACCATGATTCTTTGTAATGCCTTGGCAATTGGCTTGTCATTCTCGGATGACCAATTTTCCAGGCATGACCAAAGTTCATAAAACAAGAACACGGCAACCGCCCAACGAACCGCCAATCCGTCAGACGCATTGCGAACATTAACGTCAACGTAACTTGCAAGGATAATGAACAACCAGGCAATAATCATTGTCACCATGATTCGCAACTTATATTCGGACTTGAACTTTCCATCCGACTTGTCCGGGAACTTTTTATGAACGCGGCGACCAAGGAAATACGCGGATATTACGTCCAGGATGACCGAAATCAAACACGGGACAAAGAAGTCGATTGATGTTTCAACCGCAACCAGGAATCCGGCAATCATACTTGTCAACCATTGCATCAGTCTTTGATACAATTGATATTTCAATTCGTTCATGTCGTTTAGGTAAATTGAAAACACTTTCCAACCTTGACAATTGTCGTGTCCATTGGGAACAACTTCAACGGTTGTTCTCCGCTATCCGCGCGCCGCTTGTTGATTTCGGGCAATTGCGCTTGGGCTTTCTGAATGTCACCAATCAGAATGTCCGACCCGGTAAAGCATGAACGCCGTTGTCCGACCGCCTTTCCGTTTTCGTCTTTGGTGAAGAAATCACCGTCCGCGTCCGGCTTGTCGTTGAATGTGGCAAGAACGACTTGCATCTGCATTCGAAGTCCGGATTGATTCTTTCCCGGAAATTTCGTTGGCTGAATCAACACTTTTTCAATCAAGATTCGCTTGTCGAAAAGTTCTTCCAGGTCGATTCCCTTGCCAACTATCACATCCGCTTCGATTCCAAGGTCACTAAATTTCGCCATTTTGGTTGTACGGTGTTTTAGATTTCATACTCGGTCAATATCTCACCAACAAGGGTGTCCACGTCCTTTCGGAACTGCAAGAACTCCTTGTATTCGTCAACTGCATCGGGATTGATTTCAATGCCAAGGACGTGCGAATTGTAGGCATTCACAATCGAAAATTCCTGGCTTTCGTCAATCACATCACGGATGATGGCTTTCTTCAAGGATGCTTTGGTCGGCTTGTCCCAAAGACGGACTTCGTGACATTGCCAACCGATTTGGCGTTCCTCGCTCTCGCCGTCCGGTGTTCCCATTTCGGGTTCGATGTTGTAACGGATGATAGTTGAACCATCGTTGTCATGTTGCAACGCGGCGGGTTTGCCGTGTTCCATGTCGTAATGCGCGTTTGGCGCGATTGAATTTAATTTCATAGGGCAAATCTTTTTGAATTTTTGATACTAAATTGATTGAATCGCAATATTTGCACCAACCCCACCAAGATGCGATTGCTTGCTTGTATTGCGCTTTGGTCGGCATGACCTTTCGTTTCCTCAACCTTGCCACCCGGCGGCAAAGGTGTTGTTTGATGGTCTTGCGCAACCTGGTATGCGTATGGAAAAACACATATCCCAAGAAGTCGATTCCGCGCGAATCAACCGGGAACACCTGGTCGTTCTTTTTGATTTTCAACTTCAAGTTGTCATGCAAGTATTTTCGCATATCGACAAGAAGATGATGCAACCAATCCTTGTTGTCCGATAGAATCACAATGTCATCGGCATATCTGAAATAATACTTCACTTTCTTTTCCTCTTTCAACCAATGGTCGAAATATGAAAGATAGACGTTGGCAAAGTATTGTGAAAGATAATTGCCGATTGGGACACCATCTTGCACGGAATCAATAATTTCATCAAGAAGCCACAACAACCGCGCGTCCTTGATGCGGCGGCGGATGACTTGCTTCAAGATTTCGTGATTTATGTTCGGGTAGAAATGCCGGATGTCAATCTTCAAGCAATACTTTGTTCCGTCCGGGTCTGTGTCCAGGGCAAAACGCAAGTCTTGCGCGCACTTGTGGATTCCCCGGTTCTTGATGCAAGAATAAGTGTTCTTGACGAACAAGGACACCCAAATTGGTTCAAGATAGTTCATCACGGCATGATGAACGATTCTGTCCGGGTAATATGGCAACCTGGAAATCAAGCGTTCCTTTGGTTCAAAGATTGTGAATTGATGATATTCGGACGTTTTGAAAGTCTGATTCTTCAAACTTTCATGCAAGGCAAGAAGATTCGCTTCACGGTTCTTGTCATGGACGCGGACACCATACGAACGCAACTTTCCCTTGCGGGCTTTTTCATCCGCAAGACGCAAGTTGTCGATGCTGATTATCTTGTCATATAGACCGCCGAT